TCAATGTCGATAAATAACAAAACACAGCATTGCGAGGCAACTGTTTTGCTAGTTTCAAAGTCTCTAATAAAAAACTAGCATGTTTACAAGGGCAGAAATACACGAAGAAACAAACTTTAAATAAGTTTCCTAGTGTGAGTAGTCTGAAAGGGATAGCAATATCTGATTAGTGCAAAGGTTCGAAACTTTGTTAATGAGTAGCTCTTAAACTATGTGGCTACCTGTCCTTTTAAGCATTTTATATAAGGAGATAACAATGAAACTTAAACAAGTATTAGAAATACAAAAAATATTAGATAAAAGAAAATTACCTATTGACATGTACTCTAACATGGAGTATTATAGTGAAAGTCGTGATGAATGGATAGACATTATGGAACTAGATATTATTCATGCTATAAGAATATTAAGAAAATTTATTAGAGGAGATTACAATGAGCAGTCAACACAATGAAAAAGAATTTGAAAAGGTAATGCAAGAGGTAGAAGAACTAGATAAAAATGGTATGTTAGAATCAGATATACAATCTGTATGTAAAGTTTATGGATTACATGAAGATGATGACAGAGATGATATACTATTTTTTATTGCAGAAATGTTATTTATACAAGGGAGGATAACAGTATGAGAGGAATATTAATAAATCCATTTGATGAAACAGTCAAAGAAGTAAACATATTAGGAAATATAGAAGACATATATTTATTAACAGAGTGTAGGACATTTGATGTTGTAGCACTATCAGATAAAGATGATTTATATATTGATGATGAAGGACTATTAAAAGATAATAGATATTTTACTATCTATGGTAAAACTTTAGCAGGTAGAGGACTTATTATGGCACATGATGATGAAGGAAATAGTGTTTCTACATCTTTATCTTTACAAGAAATAAAAGATGTGGTAGAATGGTTGCCAGAAGGACATAGAGAAGAACCTTATATGGAGTTTAAAATATTTTAAATGAATGGAAAACAAGTAAAAAAATTAAGAAAAAAAATAAAACCTATACAGGTTGAATGGTTGAGGGAACTATTACCTGAAGACCAAGCCAATACTATTACTGTTGATAATGTTGAGGGATTATTACCTGAACAAACTCATATGTTTGGTGGAGGGCAGTTGCATTTGTCATACATGACAGATAAATGGATAATGAAACAACTAAAAAAATATCCAGATATTAAAACTTATAAAGAACTAAAGGAGAAAACAGGTGGATGAATATATAATAAAAGTTATGATTGAGGGAAAGAATAATGTATTAAAAACATATTGTAATAATATAGTATCTGCTATTGATACTATGGTTAATATAGATAGTGTTGAAGATATACTACATATTACTAGAACAAAAGATTGTAAAGAATGGAGTCTTTCAAATGTTAATATAAAAGAATTAAGAAATTTAAGAAATCAAATAGATGAAAATATTTTGTATGAAGGACTTAATAATATAGAGGAAATAATATAATATGGCATTAAAAACTAAAGTAATACAAACTATAGAACATACTAAAAAAGTTACATCACAAGGCACAGGAGGTCGTTCTAGAAGTGTTAAAATATCAACAGCTCATATGAATAAAAATAAACGCAGAAGTTATAAAGCTTATAGAGGACAAGGAAGATGAATGGATTATGGTTAATTATTTTATTTATGGTGGCATGTTGTTATGCTGTAGGTTTAATTATTTATGATAAGGAGAAATAATGTTACAAGGAGATTTATTATTAATAGAAGTATTTATACTAATTGTTATTAGTATTATACATGTTAGAAGGCATTGGTAAAATGAAATCAACATTAACAAGAGAAGAATACAAAACATTTACAAAAAGCGTAGACTTTTTAAAAAAAGAACATGACATAAACATACCTTACATTGTTGAGGAAGTTAATGGGAAGTTTATAGTAGAATTGTTAGAAGACATTGATGTAAAAAAATTAGATAATATTTTAGAAAATGCTTGACAACAAACAAAAAAGCTGATAGACTTTATGGAAGGTAGACAACGAGCAACCGAACAAGCCCTCTATCTCCATGTATTAGTAGGTTTGGTTCTGACCACAACTCCGAGAGTAGTTGGCTCACAACTCTCTTTATTAACTTAATATCATAGGAGGTTAAATATGATAGTAAATGGAACTGCGTATTGGGCAAGTATTAAGACACCTAATACGACTTTTGAACCTATGTATACGATTAACTTGGTAGTTGACCAAGCTACTGCAGATGACTTTGCAGGTCGTGGACATACAGTAAAGCAAATGGATGAAGGTCCTGCTTTAGTAATCAAGCGTAAAGTGAATGGTCCTAATGGAATAGTTAGGAATGCTCCTAGATTGCTTGACCAAAATAAGCAAGACATTAATCTTGCTGTAGGGAATGGCTCTAAGGTTAGAGTTCAATGTAGCGAATATGAATGGGAGTATGCAGGTAAGTCTGGTAAAAGTCTTGACTTACAAGGTGTACAAGTCATTGAGCTTGTTGAATACAAAGCTGAAGACGGGTCAGAGTTCTTTGATGATAACGAGGAGTTTTAATAATGATTATTACCATCAAGAATGATAGTGGCGAAACAGTTTATGATGTTTCAAAGATAGAGAATAGTGATTCCAGAATAAATGCTAATGTTAGTATAAATAAAATGGGAACATTAAATACTTTAGTTGAAGCACTAAACTTTGCTACACAAGGACATCAAGGTAATCTTGAAACATTACTAGCTGATTGTCCTGAAGCTATAGTTGAAACACCAACAGAAGATGGTGGACCAACTATTCAAGAAGAGGAAACTTCAACCGAAGAAAACTCTTAATTGTAATGAGGTGTGGAGTAGTCCATACATAGTATCGGCTGAGACACACCTCTATTTTATAGGAGATAGAATTGAATACACAATTTGTTAAACATAAATTACCATGTCCAAAATGTGATAGTAGTGATGCTGTTTCATTAAACGACAATGGTTCTGCAAAATGTTTTAGTTGTAATACATTTTTTCCAGACTATGACAATGCAGATAGTGATACAGTTATACCAATGAAACAACCTGAAACATCATTTCTTAATTCATATACAGGAGTATATGGAGCTTTGACTGATAGAAATATATCAGAAAATACTGCAAGAAAGTTTGGTGTCAAAGTTATTAAAGATAACAATGGTCAAGTTAAACAACACATCTATCCATTTCACAATGGTAGTGAGATAGTTGCAACCAAGACCAGATATGTAGACAATAAAAACTTTTCATGTAATGGTACATTTCAAGGCACAGGTTTATTTGGAGAACAACTGTATCGTAATAAAGGTGGTAAGTATCTTACAATAACAGAAGGTGAATGTGATGCTATGGCAGTCTATGAATTAATGCAAGGCAAGTCTAGTGTTGTATCTATTAAACGAGGAGCTTCATCTGCTGTTAAAGATATAAGAGAAAGTATTGAGTTTGTAGAAAGCTTTGATAATGTTGTTTTGTGTTTTGATAATGACAAAGCAGGTATTGAAGCTGCAAGACAAGTAGCTAGAATACTCAAGCCAAGTAAAGCTAAGATAATAAACTTACCGAATGGATATAAAGATGCTAATGAAATGTTAGCCAAGAAAAAGTTCCAAGAGTTTTCAACAGCATGGTGGGAGGCTAAAACCTATACACCTTCTGGTATTATGGAACTGTCTAGTAAAAAGGATGATTGGTTAAACAGAGAAGTAAAAGAAAGTATTGCATATCCTTGGGAAGGTTTAAATAAAAAGCTTTATGGTATGCGTAAAGGAGAACTCGTTACTCTTACTGGTGGCACAGGACTTGGTAAGTCTAGTGTGACTAGAGAACTTGAACATCATCTTATTAAAAATACAGAAGATAATGTAGGTATTATAGCATTAGAAGAAAACTGGCTAAGAACTGCTGACGGAATTGTATCTATTGAAGCTAATGATAGAATATATTTATCAGAAAAACGAGCTAAGTATACAGATGAAGAACTGCACACTTTATTTGATAATGCAATACAAGAAGGTAGAGTATTTATTCATGCTCATTTAGGAGCAACAGACATAGATGAAATCTTTTCTAAACTAAGATATATTATTGTAGGTTGTGAATGTGATTGGGTAGTGGTTGACCACCTACATATGCTTGTCAATGTATTAACAGAAGGAGATGAACGCAGAGGTATTGACATGCTTATGAATAGATTGCGTAGTCTTGTTGAAGAAACAGGTGTAGGTATGATATTAGTATCACATTTAAGAAGAGCTGCAGGAGACAGAGGACATGAGAAAGGTATTGAAGTATCATTATCACATCTTAAAGGTTCACAAGGTATTGCACAACTATCTGATTGTGTGATAGCATTAGAAAGAAATCAACAGGCAGAAAATCCTGATGAAGCTAATATAACTAAAGTCAGAGTCTTGAAGTCACGATATACAGGAGACACAGGTATGGCTTGTAGTTTAAAATATGACATTGATACTGGTAGATTACATGAGATAACAGACGAGGAAACATTTAGTAATGAAGATTATTTTTGATATTGAAACTGATGATTTAAATGCAAGTAAAATATGGTGCATTGTAGCTAAAGAAATAAAAGGAGACTTTTATAAATTTGGACCTGATAAACTTGATGATGCTCTTGAACTATTAGCAAGTGCTGATACTTTAATAGGACATAACATTATAAGTTTTGATTTACCAGTATTAAAAAGATTATATGGTTTTAGATATTCTGGTAAGATAATAGATACATTAGTTATGTCTAGATTATATAATCCTGTTAGAGAAAATGGACATAGTCTTAAAACTTGGGGTTATAGATTAGGTATTCCTAAACAAGAACAACCTGAGTTTGATAACTATACTCCACAAATGTTAGATTATTGTAAACAAGATGTTAAACTTAACGAAGCAGTTTACCATTATTTAATTGATGAAGGTTCTGGTTTTAGTAAAAAATCATTTAATATAGAACAGTTAACTGCTGCAATTATGTCACAACAAGAAAAATCAGGATTTTATTTTGATAGTAAACAAGCTATGACTTTATTAGCAGAACTAAAACAAAACATGGCAGATGTAGAAGATGAAGTTCAGAAAACATTTAAACCTAAATGGGTTGATGATAAGTTAGTTACACCTTATATAAAGAAAGACGGAACATTATCTAAGCGTGGACTTACTGATGAAGAATATGAATCTATACAAAAGTCAGACCATACTCAATCTTTTATGAGGCAGAAGTTAGTTGACTTTAATCTTGGTAGTCGTAAACAAATAGGAGAATATCTTATAGACTTTGGTTGGAAACCTGAAAGGTTTACTCCTACAGGTCAACCTATTGTAGATGAAAGCACACTTAAAAAGATTAAACATATAAAAGAAGCTAAACTTATTGCTGACTTTTTGTTATATCAAAAGCGTATAGCTCAAGTATCATCTTGGATTGATGAAGTTAAAGATAATAGAGTTCATGGTAGTGTTATACCTAACGGAACTATTACAGGTAGAATGACACATAGAAGTCCTAACATGGCTCAAGTTCCTAACATACATAGTCCTTATGGTAAAGAATGTAGAGCTTGTTGGTCTGTTCCAGAAGGATATAAACTTGTAGGTATTGATGCTAGTGGATTAGAGTTACGAATGTTAGCTCATTATATGAACGATGCAAACTATATTGAAGAAGTAATTAATGGAGATATACATTCTACTAATCAAGAACTTGCAGGACTTAAAACTCGTGACCAAGCTAAAACATTTATATATGCTTTAGTATATGGGGCAGGAGATGCAAAGATAGGTAGTATTATTAATGGAGATATAAAGAAAGGTAAAGCTTTAAAAAATAGATTCTTTAGTAATTTACCTGCTCTTAAAAAATTAAGAGATAGAGTTCAACAAGCTGCTAATCGTGGATTTTTAAAAGGTATTGACGGAAGAAAAATATATGTTAGAAGTCAACACGCAGCATTAAATACTTTACTACAAGGTAGTGGTGCTATTGTTATGAAACAGGCTATGATAAACTTATATCAATTAATAAAACTTAATACTCTTGATGCTTGTTTTGTTGCTAACATACATGATGAATGGCAACTACAAGTAAAAGAATCTCAAGCAGATGCTGTAGGTAGAATGGGTGTTGAGAGTATTGAAAAGGTAACAGAGCAATTTAATATGCGATGTAATTTAACAGGACAATATAAAATAGGAGGTAATTGGAGTGAAACCCACTAAAAAAGATAGAAAAAAATTCGATATTGATTTACAATATGGTAAAATAAGAGAAGATAAAATAGCAGAGATGATGACTAATAAAAAAATAGAAGTTAAATCTGAAAGAGGAATGTGGATGAAGACAGGTAATATATGCATTGAGTATGAATCATATGGTAAACCTTCTGGTATTATTACTACAGAAGCAGACTATTGGTTTCATAATCTTTGTATCGGAGATAATATATTTTGTACATTTATATTTGATGTTCCAAAACTTAAACAGCTAATAGAAAAATTAGACTTTAAGAAATCTGTAAGTGGTGGAGACCATAAAGCAAGTCGTATGTGGCTAGTTAATATACAAAAATTATTTACATCAGATGTCTATAAAACATTTGAGGATTTAGAAAATGAATAAACAACTTGACAAATCTAAATTAGATAACTATAATAAATTTACATCAGAGTCTGGACATTGGTATACCCAAGAGGGAGAACCTATGTATACTCTTATTGGTGCTAATGGTAAAGAAAGAAACACCACATTAAGAGATGCTAAAAGTTTAGGACTCGTTCCTTCTGTAACTACTATTCTAGGTATGGTTGCTAAACCTGCACTAGAAAATTGGAAGATTACACAAGCTATAAAATCTGCAATTAATTTAGCAGCTAATTATAATGATGAAACATTAGAATCATTTGTTTATAAATGTAAATCTGATGCTAAAAATATAGGACTAAAAGCAGCCAAAGAAGGAACTAAAATACATGCTCAAATAGAAAAAGGTTTTCTTGGTAAAGGTAAATCTAAACCTTACAAAATTATTCAAGCATGGCTAGATGAAAACTTTCCTAATGAAGATTGGATAGCAGAAGATTCTTTTTGTGCTAATCAAGGTTATGGTGGCAAGATAGACTTGTATTCAGAGTCCGGTATTTTTGTGGACTTTAAAACTAAAGACAACCTTAAAGGTAAAGACCCTGCTAGATTAGTTTATGATGAACATGGTATGCAACTCTCTGCTTATGCTCAAGGCTGTAATATAGATAATCCTACAAGAGTATCTATATTTGTTGACAGAGCTGATACAAGTATAGTATTATGTCATATATGGGATGAAGAGTCTCATGAAAAACATAAAGAAATGTTTAACAGTATATTAAAATACTGGCAGTTAGTAAAAAATTATGAGTGGTACGGAAATGAAATATAAATTTAATGAAGATAAAATAATAAAACAAATACAAAATCATATAGATGATACATATAATCAACATTATGCAAATCAAAAGTATCAGGCTACGGATATAATATTAGATGCAGGACATGGAGAAGGTTTTGTAATGGGTAATATAATGAAGTATGCTATGAGATATGGTAAAAAGAAAGGACATAATGATTTAGACTTGTATAAAATTATACACTATGCTATAATAGCTATATATTTAAATTATCAGGATTGGGATGGAGAAATAAAATAATGGTTGAAGATAAAATAGGAACTAAATCTTACTTAGGAATTGTAATAGATTATGATAAAGAAAAAAATTTTGATAAATTTAGTTTAGATACATTAAAAGATAGATATTTTTGGGATGAAGAGACACATGCCCAAGAAGCATTTGCAAGAGCATCAGTATTTGGTGCAACATATAAAGGAGAAACAGATTATGAATTGGCTCAAAGACTTTATAACTACAGTTCCGACTGTTGGTTCATGTTTAGCACTCCTATTCTTAGTAACGGGGGAACAACTCGTGGGCTACCTATCAGTTGCTTTCTTAATTATGTTCCTGACAGCAGGTCTGGTTTATCTGCTCACTATGATGAAAATATATGGTTGGCAAGTTCAGGTGGAGGCATTGGTGGATTTTGGGGAGATGTTAGGAGTAATGGTATATCTACTACTCATGGCTCTAAATCAACTGGTTCTATTCCATTCATGCATGTAGTAGATTCTCAAATGTTAGCTTTTAATCAAGGTGTTACTAGAAGAGGTTCTTATGCTGCTTATATGGATATATCACATCCAGAGATTGAAGAGTTTATAAACATTAGAAAAGAATCAGGTGGAGATATTAATCGTAAATGTCTTAACTTACATAATGGAATTAACATAACTAATTCATTTTTAGATGCTGTTAAAAATGATGAAGACTGGAGATTAATTGACCCTAAAACTAATGAAGCTGTTAAAACTATTAATGCTAGAGATTTATGGTTTCAAATAATAAATGCTCGTGCTGAAACTGGAGAGCCTTACATGATTAATATTGATACTTGTAATGAGGCTCTTTCCAAAGAACAAAAAGATTTAGGATTAAAAATAAGACAAAGTAATTTATGCTCTGAAATAACATTACCAACTAATGAAGAAAGGACAGCAGTATGTTGTTTATCTTCTGTTAATTTAGAACATTTTGATTCTTGGTCTAAAGATGAAAATTTTATATCAGATTTAATTACTATGCTTGATAATGTAATAGAACATTACATAGAAAATGCAGTAGATACATCACAACTTGGAGGTTATAGTGCAAATTACAACAGATTTAACAAATATATTAAAGAAGGTAAAGAAGGATATACTAAATCTGCCTATTCGGCATATAGAGAAAGAAGTCTTGGCTTGGGTGCAATGGGGTTTCATGCATATCTACAATCTAAAAACATACCTTTCGAGGGTATTTTCGCAACTGGCTTTAACCACAAAGCTTTTGTCTATATTAAATCAAGGGCAACTGAAGCGACTAAAGAGTTGGCTATTGAAAGGGGAGAAGCTCCTGATATTCATGGTACGGGTCGTAGAAACGCTAACTTACTTGCTGTTGCTCCTAATGCTAGTAGTGGGATTATATGTAGTGGTACTTCTCCTAGTATTGAGCCTTATAGAGCTAATTGCTATACTCACAAAACTTTATCAGGCACTTATCAAGTTAGGAACAAATATTTGGAAAAGATTTTTAAAACAAAAGGATTAAAAGGTAAGAAGCTAGAAGAAACATGGAAGGACATTGCAGGGTCTGACGGGTCTGTACAACATTTAGATATTCTTACTGATGATGAAAAAGAAATATTTAAAACTGCAAATGAAATAAATCAGATATGGGTTGTTGAACATGCATATCAACGACAACAGTTTATATGTCAAGCACAATCTGTAAATTTATTTTTTACTTTACCAAAAGCAACTGAAGGTCAAGGAATACACGATGAATATATGCAGTATGTAAATGATGTTCATTGGTATGGTATGAATAAACTTAAATCACTCTACTATTTTAGGTCTAACGCAGCTAGAAATGTAGAAAATGTAAACATTAAAGTTCCAAGAATCAAGTTAGATGATGTGGAATGTATAGCCTGTGAGGGATAATATGATAAAACAAAAAATATATAATGCTTTAAGATTAAAATATGAAGCAGAAAGAACAGAGGCAGAAACTAATTTAATAAATTATTTTAATAGTAGTGTAGGTGTTGCTGAACATCCTAACATTATTGAATCAATGGATTTATTAATTGATAAATTAGCAAATGCAGAAGATAAATTAACAACATTAAAGGAGTATTTTGATGAGCTTACTGGGGAATAGAGATTATTATAAACCATTTGAATATCCATGGATGTTTGATTACTATGTATTACAGAATCAAATGCATTGGATGCCAGAGTCAGTACCATTACACACAGATGTAAAAGACTGGCAAGAACTTTCAGATACAGAAAAGAATTTACTTACACAAATATTTAGATTGTTTACTCAATCAGATGTAGATGTAGCTAGTGGGTACATTGATAAATATATGCGTACATTTAAAAAACCAGAAGCAAGAATGATGATGTCATCTTTTGCTAACATGGAATCTATACATCAACATGCTTACAGCTTACTACTTGATACAGTAGGTATGCCTGATATAGAATACAAAGCTTTTGCTGACTACGAAGAAATGGCAGATAAACATGATTATGTTTCTAATTTTAAACCGACTACTAAAGATAAAAAAACTATAGCAAAAACTCTTGCTGTATATTCTGCTTTTACAGAAGGACTACAATTATTTAGTAGCTTTGCAATCTTATTAAACTTTCCTAGATTTGGTAAAATGAAAGGCATGGGTCAAATAGTAACATATAGTATTAGAGATGAGTCTATGCATGTAGAAGCTATGACTAAATTATTTAGAGAGTTTATTCAAGAAAACATAGACATATGGACTGATGATTTTAAGAAAGAGTTATACGAAATATGTAGACAAATGGTTACACTTGAAGATAAGTTTCTTGATTTAGTATTTGAAATGGGAGACTTACAAGGACTAACTAAAAAAGATATGTATGCCTATAATAGATATATAGCTGATAGAAGATTACTACAGCTTGGTCTTAAAACTAATTACAATCAAAAAGAAAATCCACTTGGTTGGATTGATGAAGTTATGGGAGTAGAACATCAAAACTTTTTTGAAGGTAGAGCAACAACATATATGAAAGCAGGACTAAGAGGTAGACAAGATAGTATTACCTTTAGTAATTTAAATGAAGAATAAAGAAGCAGTTCTTTTAGGATATAAATTTATTTACAATAGAGCAGGTAAATTAGTAACTGAAAGAATATCAACTGATATTAAAAAACTTAAACCTTATTTAAATAAAGAAGAATATGAAACATTAAAAACTATTGTTAGAGAAGGAACAGTTAAGTTAGATGAAATACATAATTATGTAGAAGCTAATTTAAATGCACGAATAATGAAAGATTAAAAAATTTACACAATACACTTGACAAATTTAAAATAATCACTATAATATAAGAAGAGTGTGCGAAAGGTCGGCACTCATAAACTTGCTTTATAAAAGGAGTTAATATGACAAATATAAAAGCATTTGGGCAGTTCAGCCCGTTCTCTGTTGGTTTTGATGAAATGTTTAATACATTGCAAAGAGCATCAACACCAGCATCAAACTATCCACCTTATAATATTATTAAAAAAGGTGAAGCATACTTTATTGAAATGGCAATAGCAGGACATAAACAGTCTGATATTGAAATTGAAATAGAAGATAATACTTTAAGAGTCTCTGCAACTTATGGAGATAGAGATGATGATATAGAATTTGTTCACAAAGGAATTTCTGAACGAGGATTTTATAAATCATTTGCTCTTGCAGAGTATGTTGAAGTTAAAAAAGCTAAGATGTCTGATGGTATTCTAGTAATTGAACTAGAAAAAAACATACCAGAAGAGCAAAAACCTAAAAAAATCAAAATTTCTAGGTAAAAATAGCTAAATCCTCTCAGAAGCACGGAGAAGCCCGTGGTTAAATAATAGGTCTTTTTGAAGCAAAGGTATTAACTACCCTCTAAATGTTTAACCTCGGGCATTCTGTGAGGTCAATTTTCTTTATTTTAGAATAAAAATGATATTATGTGAAAAGATAGTAGCATAAACATAAATGCACTAACTTGTATGACAGACATCATAGCTACAATCTTTAATTGTCTGTTTGCCCACCAATTTAATTCAGTTCTTTCCCAATTTAAAAAATCTTCTGATGATGCGTTCTTAGGTTTGTTAAATAATAAATTAAGCTGTTGTGGTATTTTCATTTAACCTGCTAAAGGATTTTTATTTTCTTCTTTAAATATTTTAATATCAGTCTTAACACTTTCAATATCAGCTTTCATACCTGACATATCAGACTTGATAACTTCTACTTTATTAGACTGATTATCAATCTTAATTAAAATAGTTTCATCAATCGTCTTGTTCATGTAAGACACAGAAGTTTCTAACGCTTCTATTCTTTTTTCAATCTCACCTAAACCATCATCAGTTTCTTTAGCTTGTTCAGCTTTGTTTTCTAAGTTTTCAATCCTATTAACATAGGTTGCACCTGTATATCCAAACCCTGCAAGAGTTCCAATGATACCCATTAACGCAATAAACTGTGTTGTTTTATTTTGTAACCAATCCATAATGTTCTCCTATAATTCTGGTTGTAATTCTTTTATTTTAATCAAGGTTTCTAAACTCTGACCTGCCATTTGATAAAAACCTTCTATGTTATCTGATAAAATGTTGTTAGCATATATATCTTTTGGTTCGTACCATATTTCTTGGTCAGGTAAAGTTACTAATCTATACTTATTAAAGTCAGGAACAAATCCCATGTAAGCTATAATAGTATTCTCTGACCCATACTCACCTGTTTCTTCTTGTTTAGCTTCAAAATCTTCTTGAGCATCTTGTAAGTTTTGAGCTACGATATTCGCTACAGTTTGTTCAACTTCTGTGGTTGATGAATCTGTAGAGACTGACACATCTATTTGACTTTGTAAAGTTTGAGTAGATGTTGTATCAACTGCAACACTCATTGTTTCAACTGTTTCAGTTTCAACACTTGTAGAGCTTGTAATATTAGAACTCATTTCTAATACTTGATTGTTTTGTGCAGTAGAAGATGCAAATTGTTCTGATATACTAGGTGAATTACTAGTGCTTACACCACCAGAATTAGATGATGATACACTAGAAGCTCCTGTCGTGCCACCTGTTGAGTGTATAGAGTTGCCTGATGTAGTACCACTAACACTAGCTTGAGCTGTGTTTAAAGTAGAAGAGATAATGTTTAATGCCATTTCTCTACTTATTGAACTCTTACCTTCAGATGTTACTTCAGCAACAACTAGTTCTTCTTCTTGTGTTTCTTCTTCTATAACTTCTTCTTCTTCCTCAATAAGTTCTTCAATAAGTTCTTCCTCCGACTCCTCTGCATACGCAAGTTCTTCTTCAATAATTGCCTCTTCCTCAAACCACTCCTCCACTTCTTCAATAAATGTTTCTTGAAATACAAACTCTTCAATCATTAAATCTTCAACAGGTAAAAAGACTTCTTCTTCTCTTATAAATGGAAGAGGTTCTATAAATTCATCAAGTGGTTGTAGCTGTTCAAAGATTATTTCTTCTGTAAATATTAACTCAGGCTCTTCAAAAGAATTAAATTCAAAATCAAATACATATTCTTCAAAAATTTCAGGTTCTTCAAAAGTGTCATACATGTCATACTCTTCTTGATAACCATAATCAAAATCTTCTTCAAAGTAAGCTACTGAATTTTCTTGTCTATAACCTTGACAGAATGGTGCATATTGTGGGTCTAAATCACATTGCAAGTCATCATAAGCATCCCAATAGTAAGGACATGATTCAGAATATAACTGGTCTATATCACATTGTTGTGCTTGATATGCATCAGCATAACCTGTACAACTTGTATCATTTAAAGGATTACTACAGTCTATTGGTGCATAATATAAAGAACCACCATTTTCTAAGTCATCATTTTTATCAGAGTTATTCCAGTCATAATTGTAACAACTTGAAGTATTGGTAGTTCCTGTATTACATTCATCGTGATAATAATAGGTGTATATTTCATTTGATTTACCTTGCTCACCAATTAAAACATCATGCTTAATAATATCTAACTCACCATATCTAAACTCATAAGAATCATTAGTCCAAAGTATAACCTCAAAACTATTATCAGATGCACGATTATATTCACGCATATCATACCAACCAAAGACTGCTTTATCATTAAAGTTTTTGGCTAACATTTTAGAGTTACCATCTCTAATAAGGTCAGTCCAAAATGGAAAAAGAGTATAGTTATATTGTGGGAGTGGGTCAGGTGTATAATCACCACAGTAATTATTATAATTTATATTACCTGTACCTAACCCAAAGTGAAGACATCCGTTGGTAGCCATACGAGCAGATGTAAAAGATTCTCCATAGAAATCAAAAGTAAAATCTAAATTAAAAGCAGATGAAAGCTGGTCATCTCCAGAGTTTAGATTGGTTGTATCTGATTGATTGGTAAGGTCTATTAAAGACTGATTGCCTTCGTAGATATACTGACTAAAGACATTAAGACTTAAAAGACACGCTACTGCGTAGCATAAAATTCTTTTTTGCATTGTCTTTTAGTTTTAGTTTTAGCTGTGTAGGTTTTTTTTACTAACCCAACTACATCTTTATTTATGTTATCCCTGTTAGGATTATCATCGTTAGTACATTCTTTTATAAAAAATTTTAATTGTTCTTTAGCATCAGGTCTTTTAGATTTATTTTCTGACCAAGCGTTAGCAGCTTCTTTACCTATTTTACCTTGATAAGGACAAGGAGTACCTGCCATTTCCATAGCTTTAAATACTCTAGGGTCTTGGCATAATATTGAAACTGAAGCTACTTTCATACCGGTATCGTAAAGATACTTAGAAAGTTTTAATCGTTCACAATTAGTATCAGTAACTGTTCTTCCTGTAGAGATACCGAATACTTGTCCTTGATAAGCACCAGAACGACCTACAGTACAAAGGTCTTGAGAGTA